ATACGTGGATGCACACAGCTCTTGCGAAAGAAAACAGGAGTCCGCAGAATTACTGGTTTATTGCCCCGAACTATTTCGATGTCTCTGAGTGGAAGCTGTCCCTGAATCCTATCCCAAACGGAGTTGGGTTCTTTGGACGAATCAACGAAGGAAAGGGATGTCATCTGATTGTTGAAGTTGCCAGGAGGATGCCGCACGTGACCTTCTTTCTGTGCGGACAAGGTGATCCTACCCCCTATCTCAAGTGCCCTAATATCAAGTATAAGGCTCCTATCCACGGTGCCGAGCGATCGGACTATCTTGGAAGTCTCTCTGCTCTCCTGGCACCGACACAGTGGGTTGAACCTTTTTGCGGGGTAGCTGTAGAAGCTCAGTTGTGCGGGACACCGGTAGTGACTGGCGATTGGGGTGCGCAGACGGAGACGGTGGAACCCTTCAAGACGGGGCTGCATTGTCATACACTTGCCGACTACTGTCTGGGGATCCAGATGGCACTAGACGGAAAGTTTAATAGGATGTATATTCGTGAGCGTGCAGTATCGAAGTACAGCTTGGAGGCGGTTGGAAAGTCGTACGAGTATGCTCTAAAATCTATTATGGACGTGCATAACGGGAAGAATGGATGGTACTCTGGAACATCACATCTTGCGTGTATAGCGCCTGCCTCGGCCCCGGCGTCCAGCGGGAACGACCTTCCGTGATGTGGGGACAACTTTTACGCGAGGACGGGGAGCAGGGAGCGGAGATGCTTCGGGGGTGCTGACAGTATCTTCCTGCGACGAGACGCTGAGAGTTGGATACGATGGAGGAACATCTGGCACTACATCGTGATGTTCTGAAATAAGCCCATAGTCTGATTTTGTGATCACTGGTGTCTGTCCAGGCGGTAGTTGAACAGGCTTCAGACGCACGATGTCATTCAGGAGAGACTGACGCACTTGTCCCGCCTTACGTGTGCGAACCCTGCGTTTTACTTTATGTTTGCGCCGGCTTACCATTGTCTAAATACTCTGAATAAATTCCCGAGTCCCTCAAATGCTTTGAATAAACTCCCATTGCAAGTATTCGCAAATCTTCTTCCAAATCGTATCGTGCTGAATGAGCCGGTCCCGTGACTTCAACAGAGGGAAATGGACCTTATACTCATCCAGCTCCAAGAGCTCCAGGAATTTATAAATGATATACGAATACGACAGGAAATTACGACGCTCGTCGGGGCAGTAGAGGAGATATGGGGCCTGGACTTCCTGGAACATCGCACGGATCTTGTCCTCGATCTCGGGGGTGATCGTCGGGGGCGGATTTCCATTCAAACGCGACAGAATATGAGCTGCGTGCTCGTAGTACCGGTTCCGTCCAAGCTTCTTCAAGATCTCGCGAATGTTCTGCTCGGTCAAGAGAGCGATATTGTCAATGCGGCGCTTACGCAACTCGCAGATAACTTCGTTCATCACATCTTCGGGGATCTCCGTGCTCTCCTTTGCCTGGAACTGGTTCAGAATCTCGTTCAAGTGGTTCTGCTTCTTGTAGGCATAATTGTTGCGCTCCTTCGGAGGATCCCGGAAGCTCGGGAAGTCGCTGACCACCAGAGAATACTCTTCGGAGCCGCACTTGGGGCAGACGAGAATACCTTCGGCCGTAATCTCTTCTCGGGGGATATTGCACGTGGCACAGTGCTCAGCCATCTTCTTGATATACTCGGCATTCTCCGACACGTTGAGACCGTTGGACAGACCACGACGAGATAAGTACTCATCAAACATGCGCTTCTTGGATGGTCCAATCGCTGTCTCGGTCGCCGAGAACAGCTTATCAAACGTTCCGCACTCAATTTTGGTCACAGTCTTCTTTACTGTCTGGGCATAGTAATCCAACATGATATCGCCAGATTCCAAATAGTACGACTGAATATCCGTCTTCTCTTCTGCATTAGAAATCTCAGTCCTTAAAGCATCTACTTGAGCAGACAACTTGGTGTTTCGCATAACATCTTCAAATTTGAATGGATTAAACGGTTCTGCTAGCTGCGCCTCTAGCTGCTTCAGATCCGTCCGCATTTTAACGAGACTGTTTTCGGATGTCTTCTCCTGCAGCTCTCCGACATACTTTTCATGCAACGAATCAAGAGTCCCCATTGGGTCTTTTGATTTGTTAGAACTTACCTCACGCGTCTTTTTCACCTTGAATACGTCAGATGACATTGTTGTTGTTCTTCTCCGAGAGTTCGTAAGTTGTTATTTCGTTCGGCGCGTCGCCAGTCCGAAAAATAACGCAAGGAATGCCAGGCCCAGAAGAATGGCTGGACCCGAATCGTACTTGACTAGAACGTCACCATCAAACCCTTCCTTCTTACCTGCCTTCAAAGCCGCCTCTTCCGCCGCTTCCTTCTTCTTGCGCGCCTCTTCGCTCTTGTCAAACCCGTTCTTCCACTGGGCGTATTCTTTAACAGCCGCTGCCTCACGCGCTGCCTGGTTATCGGCTTCTCGGCATCCACGCAGATTGAATTCCAGAGAGGGCGTAATGAAACGTGTCTCTTCGCCACTATCTGCACCCGTGACAACATTTGTGATACTGCACGTGTAGGCCTTACACTTCGGGACACCATCAAGAACCATTCCGTTCATGATTTTCAGAGGATTCAGAGCCGCAATATCACCACCAGCACCAGGAATCAGACCATCAAACCCACTGCCCTGGACTGCATTTGCAAAACTGTCTCCCAGGATCCCTGCTGCATCGTCCATTCCAAGCTTGTTATTCACCCACGTGTAACGCTGCACGAGTCCTCCACCTGGAGCTTTGCATAGACCACCCGTATCGCGGAAAAATTGATTTCCTGTCTTTGGTCCTCGAATGAGCCGATCTGTATATGTTCGAATAGCGCCAACGTTAGTAAAAATCTGGTCAATATCGCCTCGGTCACCGACATTCAAACTTTTAGGAGACTGGATGGTCTGGAGGTAATCAAAGGACGGACCCAAGACAACATCCATACCCGAATTGACAGCTTTGATCGGATTGTCGTTGGCGGCCGCAATTGAATCTTGGATACCGCTCCACATTATTCTTTTGGGGTAGAAGCAAATTTTGCGAGCTGTTCTTTATACGAATTGTTTGTCATGATACACGGACGCTGACGTCCCATCGTATCCACAACTCGGTCTAACGGAACCCTGAACTTTCTTGCTGTGTATGCAGCCGCCAGCGTTGCAGAGCGGTTCATGCCAGCGTGACAATGCACAAACACGTTTCGACACCCGGGATCCTGGAGAAACCTGTCCATCGCCTGTTCAAACTGTTGATAGTGCGAAGCTATGATAGGGTACCCTTCAATATCGGGAGCATCTAGGCACACATAGTTTGTTCCTATATACTTCTTTGCCCACAGGGGACACGCGCTCTCATCCGCACAATTGATGATGTGTGTAATACCTCTCACGGCTACAAAGATAGGGTTCAGATAAAAGCCGGCACCAACCATTATCCGACTGAACGGAGTTGCTGACGGATCACTAATAAACCCACGAGATGACGAACGGTACTTGCGCAAGATATTCTCAATCTCAGCCATGTTGTTTCTTTACGATAGAATTGTTAGACCCATTTTTACTTAGACTTCGCGAACCACGAAGGGCAGCACTTCTTCACTTCTGCAAGCGCAACAACCGCGATCTTACCCGCCTCCGCCTTCACGAGCTTGACAACCTCCACCACGTAAGGCAGCGTCACATCGCACCATCCAGCAAGATCGGTCTTCTGTTGTTCGGATAGCGGGGAGTCGCGGATCGCCTTCTTGACCTCCTCCACAATGAATTTCGCCTTGTCCTCATCCGACCGATCAGCGAGGATCTCAACCTCCGCGATCGTCTTCAGAACATACTTCAGCAGATCGGACTTGTTAGTGAAATCTACGACGGCAGCCTTGACAGCCTCGGTCGCGGAAGGCGCCGGAGCCGGAGCCGGAGCGGGGACAGGCTCGGGCACAGGGACTACAGCAGCATCTGAGGGGATTGTTACGGGCTCCGACATGTTTTATACTTAAATACGAGACAATGTCTCTAAGCACTATTTACGCAGCCGCAACCTCCTCCTCCGCTACCGCCTCCGCCTCCGCGTCCTGACCACCGCGGTGCTTCTTGCCGTGCTTGACCTTGACAGGCTTGCCGTTCTTGATCGTCCAGCGGTGTCCAGTCTTCTTCTCCCACTTGCGGAGAGTGCCCTTCTTCTTCGCCAGAGCCGACTTGCGGGCCGAAACAATCCGTCCGTACTTGTTGTACTTGAGGTGCTTCTTGGTCAGACCACCGGGCGTGTGGTGGGCGAGTCCGTGCATAACCGAGGCGCGAGAACCAACCGCGCGCATGTGAGCTCCTCCTGTAGCAATTTCGTCAGCCATTTATACTCTATCTTACAAATTATTGCTTGATTGAGGTAGCTACATCTTGGTCGGACAGAATCACCTCGTGAGGCAGAACGAGGTAGAGCACGCTGCTGAAAAACGCAGACATACGGTTGTCCAAAACAATGCTCCGGATCTTGTCATTGCTTGCAAGGGTAGAGAGGAGGCGGGACAAAAGAGCGGATTTCTCCAGCGTCTTCCGAGCACTCTTGACTTCTACGCGGCATGATGCACCATCCCAGTGACACAGAGATGACGTCTTGCAATCAGCGGCTCCCTGACCACGGCACGGCTTCCGGAGTTTCTTGTAAAACCCTGGGATATCTGTGGCCGACGAGACATGGACAGCATCGCCAAACCAGTCGGCTAGCTCCTCCCGCAGCTTGTCTAGATTGTGCTTGGGATCCGCCAGAAGATCGCGAAGAGTCCCATATGTTGGGTCTTGGAGATCGCGAGATAGTTGGTAAAGTAGAAAATCAAACACTTCAGCTTCATAGGTAACAGCGCGCGAGGCTTTCACAGACTCCGAGTCAGGAACGACGCTCACGAGAGTATCTTCGTTCTCGGAACTCACCGTTTGAATGATTTCTCCTGGCGTGCTGTCAGGGACACCTGACCCCCCACTGACAGGAACACGCAGACCAGACCGAGTAATCAGTTCAACTTCCTCCTTGTTGATGTTTGTGAGTTCATGACCATACTCATACCCCGGATGAATCTCAGCTAGCTGGGAGAGGTAAGCAATCATCTTGTACTTTTCGGGGTAGTCTGAAGAACGCACATCAGCGTATCCTTTCAGACGAGGACCATAAATCATCCCTGCAGGTGGGATCTGGGATGTGGGGCGAAACGGCACAATAATCTGTCCGGGAATCATGAATGCTTGTGCGCGCTCGTAGGGGTCTAGGATCACGCGGATATCCCCAGGCGACTTGCGCAGTGTTTCCTGGATGAATGCGTCTGCATTCTCAATTGTTGGGATTACTCCCTGACCACATGCCGTCTCTCGCACCTCTTCTAGTCGCTCACGTACCTTCTTGTCGAAGGGTGGTTGAGCGATGTTGGCATTATACACCGGCTTCCGCTTGCTATGTGATACGTGGCACAGGTAATCTGCTGATCCGTTCGGATACACGACAACAGCTACAGCCCGGTCCCGGCGGAGAATGGTGTTGGTGTTCATGAAACATTCGGTTGTGGGAGGTCCCTCGGGATTCACAAACAGAATGTACGCCCAGCACTCTGATACATGGCAGGCATACTCAAGCTCCTGTAGCGCCGAGAGAGTTCCTTCATCAAATGCCTTGTCAATCGATGCAACACGAGCTGCTACCTTGTCCGAGTGTCCCTCGATGGTATGAGCAATATCTTCGCGGTTCCACGAACGAAAGAACGAGCACCGAATCGTCGCTTCAGGGTTCTTAAGCGGTCCTTCAATCGTGATTGGCTTTTTGGGGTTCAGGACTTCGGGGAGCGTGGTAGCCGCATGTCCCATCCCTACGCGGAAAAACCCAGCACGGTTGGACTGAATGCGATCCTTGGCGTCTTTGAATACTTTGTAATCCACAGAAATACCTGTCGCGCGCAGGATATCAGGAGGAATGTATGCCAGACGCTTCTCGGATGGGTTCTTTGAGAGACCGAGGATATAGAAGGCTTCTACAGATGTCATATCCGTCTTCTCCTTCAGCTTCTTCTGCGGTGTCGCATAACAGCAGGGGATTTGCTTTCCGTTCTTTTTGGACTTGTAGGCAATCAGACCTGCATAGACGTGCTTACCATTTCGCTGGAGTAC